TAAAACATTTATATGGAAGCAAAAACACTATCAATATTAGAAAAAGTAAAAAATGGAGAAATAACCACACAAATAGCACAAGAACAGTTATGTGATTTATTTGGTATTGGATTTCGAAATTTAGATGAACTAAAGGCAAGCATTACAAATGGAAGATTAAGAATAGAAAGTAATAATGAAAATGGTAGCATTAAGTTAGATAAGTGGATAAATCAAAATAAAAATAATCTTTCAGAATGGTTAGATATCGAGATTTACGCACACTGAAAAGTAACTATATTTGTACATAATTATGATAAAACATTTAATACACCACGTAAACTTAGGTCAAATATGTAGAATTACAAATACTGAACTTTCAAGAGTATTTCCATCTATTGTTGACGAATCTTCAGTGCTTAAATTTAAGCCTATTTTAGTTTCATCAGAAGAACTACTAAAACGGTTTTGTATAAAAAATAAATATTTTTACCAGTTTGATGATAATAACAATTCACATTTAATATCAAAATGATTTTTCATTAAAAACAGCTTATCCATATAAAAAAGTCTCAGAATTAATTACCTGAGGCTTTTTTTATTTTATATTATCCAAATCATACAGCTTTCTTTCAAAATCCTCCATGTTGCGCTTATCCACTTCAGCAGAATCACCAATGAACTTACGAGCCGGAATGGTAACGTTGTGATTGCGTCCGGCGTTCGTTGTGCCCTCGTTTTGTGCTTTGGAGTACTTCTTATCGGATACTATTGTAACTTCGCCGTTGGCGGCATTTTGATACTCTATACTCATCCCCAAATCACCTGTGTCACCGGTTAGAATCTTTCGGGTTGCTTTTGCCCCGGTAACCTTTGGATTTAGCCTGCGTTTCACCTCTTCCCACGATTCGTTTTGTGTATCCATAAAGCCTTCGTTCTGGAAGTTCTCAGTAAAAACATCCCTGGCATTCTTACCCATTATAATGGGTGCATCGTCATCGATAAACCGTCTGGCTTCTTCGGACATGTTTAGCAAATGGTTTGCAAATTGGTCTCCATTCATAAATATTGTATTAAATATCAGTTAATGAGTACAATTATTCAAAATATATTGTACTTTTGTGGTGTCGGAGCTGCGTGCTCTGACGCTACCCAGGGCGAATATGTGATTTATCACTTGTTCGCCCTGGTTCATTTTACGAATACGTGAACATCTTCCCCAGTCATAACAATGATTTTCTTTAGGTTCGACCTGTCATCCAAACTAAATTGCCAATTTGCAAAGCGTTCAAGGTACGACTTTGAAACAACATCAGTACATTTGATTACTGCTATATCAGCTTGTTGTGACGCTTTTAAAACATTTTTACTCAAATGGTTTGCATCTGTAAGCTTAAATTCAAGTAGGTTTCCATCGCCCAGGCAATCAGGGCATTTTGTTTTATGCATTGCCTGATATGCTTTGCCGTAGTAGCGTGTTCTCAATTCAACTTCAGACTGGTGAATACGAGGCAATAAAGTAGCTTCTTTTACCACTTTATTTTTTACTAATGCTTCTACAATCTTTGCATTTTCAATCGTTTCAGGCTCTTTGAGGCAAAGGAAATGTTCTTTGTACTTCACGCCTGAAGCTGTTACTTTATTCATGTAAGCAACATCGTCCGGATTATAGAGTACACCAACATCCGGGATGTGTTTGTCAACACGACTGAAGTATGGATGTTTGTCCGTAAATATCTTTTCGGTGTAATACGGATTACCTTCGAGTCCTGGAGAAACCGGAACCTCAACAAGTTCTGAATTATCCGTAACCGGCTTATCGGTATTCTTAATATCGCACTTGCAATTATAAATACATCCCGGTGTATTGTTCTTCAAAAACGGGTCATCCATTGACCAAATCCGGCCAACGTATGTCAAGTGAAGTTCACGCGGTGAAGCTGAACGAGTTCTCAACCATTCAATGTTTGGAAATAGGCGTTTTTCCTTTGTAAATTGCGCCCATTGCTTTGCTACACGACACCGGTGCGAAGTGGTGTTGTATTCAGCAGCTTGTGCACGGTTGGCACGGCCTACTACAACTTTAGCAGCCTTCAGGTACTCTTCTTTACTTCGTTCAACGCCATTTATATCCGCTTTGCAAGCTTCAAGCAATTGAATGGTATAATTACTCTTTGCTGCTGCTAAACGGCTCACATTGTTTTTAAAAAGCTTCGCAGTCTCTTCGCTATCGGATGCAACGGCACGATGTAAATCGTCGTTGTACGTGTCGAAAATTGGGCGCATGAGTTCATTGCCTTTTCCCTGCCATATTTGTTCTACAGCACTGTTTAAATCCGTTTGACGGTTGGCCAGTTGCAGGCTTGGATATTCAGAAATAGCCAACTGGCGTGTTTCTAAATCATTGTCGAAATAAAGAAGGTCGGTGTCGAGTTCCCCGGATACTCTTATACCTTTTCCAAAGTAGGAAGAAACTTTGGAAAAGACAGTGTTAGAGTCCGGGGCTAATCGAAAAAACTGAGTGACTGGTTACTTGCTTTAGTCGGTTGTGTTTTTGGGTTCTCTTTGTCAAGCATTACACCGTAAGTACTTTCGATGTATTCGGTTGTAAGATTATAGCCGTATTTAAGCAACTCACTGTCTTCCTTAATCTTTTCACTTGCTTTCACGTTCTTTTTAGCCTGAAGCTCCACGGTGTAGCCTTCCGGTATGTCAAAACCAAGGTTGCGTAAAACAGGAACGAAATCATCATTAATCCAGTCCTGAACATCCGCAATATCAGCATCGGTTATATCCTGGAACATTTGAAGATGAACGTCGGCCTGTGACTTGCTAGAACCATCATCCATGGTCATTGTTTGACCAACAATACCCTTAGACATTTCTTTATTGATACGCTCAATTTTCTTATCAAAAACGTTGAAAGAATCGGTTTTCTGATTCTCTTTGATTTCAATTTCAGTTTGTTTGTCAAAGATTCCATAACTGGAAGTCCCCATCATTTGCAACCACTCCTGAAGCTCATCTTTGTGCTTTTTAGTGTTGATCATTGTTTTTGCAATACGGATAGGTACACCAAATATTTGCTCAAACTCATCCCACGAAGCCCACGAATGGCGTTTGTAGATGGTCATTGGAGCGATGCGTTCCAAAATACCGCCTTTGTCGGGTGATAGCTGAATGTAAATAAGAAAGTTTGAGAAGTCTTCGTACCGGATAGCAACACCGGCAGGGTTATGGGCTTCTTTCAAAAGCAGTCCTTTTTCGGGAATAATGTTTTCGCGAGGTATATCAACGAGTTTGCGAATGCTTCCCGAAGTAAAATCGGATATTAGGAACATACTATATTCATAGAACTTTGACTCCATTGCTTTACGCATAGCATGACGAAACCACTTTTTATTGATTTGTTTTGAACGCTCATCATCTTGTTTGCCTTCAGCATCTTTGAATACAGCAATTTTATTGACAACACGCAAAATACGCTGTTGGATAGCTCCCTGAAGATGGTTATCCAACATGGCATCTTTGTACAACTGTTGTATCAGGTATGTTACCGGATTAAAAGGGTCGTAGCGTGCGAAACGTGCGTTTTGCCAGTCGGTTACTTCTTTCCGATACATAGATTCATACAACCGAAAATAGTCTATTTCCATTGTATCTGATCCGCGTGTGTCGGTTATGGGTGGTTTCTTAGCGTTGCGTCCAGTTGGTTGTACATTGGTTGGCTTTGCTGCCAGTGCTAATTTATTGAAGTCTTTTTGCTTTTTCATATCTATGAATTAATAAGCTGAATCATATTTTGTTTTTCCACCATATCTGTTTTCTCCAGTGGTTCCTTCGCTATCAGTTATCACTGTAGGTTTTTCCGGTAAAGTTTTATCACCCTGTTCTCCTATGTACGATTTTTCCAACCAATCCATTGTTTCGGAATAACGACGGGCTGCAACTGCATTGCTATCGCGCGTGTGTCGTTCGTATATCTCATAGATTACGATATCCTTCAGGCGTTTTACTATAGACTTTTTACGCAAATCACCTTCAGCATTGAAAATCGTATCAATGTCATAATGCCGGCTTAAATAGCCTTTCATTTTATCAATACTTTCATCGATAATGTCTGTTATAATCGTATCATCCAAATCGGTAAGAATGCCAATAAGATTCAAATCCCCGACTGTTTTAAGTTCTGCTTTAGTTAGAAATGCCATGTTAATAGATAGTTAGTGTGTTGTATTAAAAAATCTAATGAAGATCAATCCAATAATTGTTTTATTTCTTCTTCAGATAATTTTGGGTGTGTTTTTTTACAATACAAACATTTTCTGTCGGATTCAGGAACATCTTTCCGAATCTGATAGATTCCATGCTTTTCACAACGGTAAGTATCATACTTGTCATTGTCATTTATTTG